AAGAAACTTTTTTCCATAGTTTCCCCAGTCCGGCTCATAGCCCGGACAAAGCTGGTCATGCAACTGCTCCAGTCGTAACAATAACTGCATTTTCTTTGCAACCTGTTCGGCACGCTTTTTGGTTTTGAAACAGTTCCCGTTAGAAATACGGTCAGTTTCAAAAGAAGTTGTTCCCTTGACTTTATCCATTGCTTCAAAATTGCTACTGATATAGAAATAGCTTTCTCCAACCTCTGGCTTCCACGGCTTCAGCTCTTCCTGTTTCTTTTGCATCTCTGCTTCTTTCTGTAACGCTTCCAGCTTCCCTAAAAATTCCGCTTTCAGGGCTTCCATTTTCTTTTCGATGTCGTTCATTTCAATGTTTCCTTTCGTTTTTTTATTTTGCTCAGTATTTTATAAACTCATCACCATAAATGCTATTAAGCACATCAAATACATGTCCCATACCCAGCCCTTTGTTGTTGGGTATCCATAAACCATCCTCGTTATACTCCCCGCCATTTATGCAGTAATTGTATTTTTGTGGATGTGTCTTTTTAAGTTGCTCAAATCTGCTTTTGTCTTTGTCCAAATGACAACCAAATCCACAAAAAATGCAGCCTGTCCTATCGCATCCAGTTGTTTTTAGCTTGTCCGCTCCACAGCCGCAAAACCGCATTTGTTCCGGTTCTTTGTTGTAATTAACATCGCCATAAATACTTGCAATAGCGATGCTATATTTTTTTATGTATTGCAATACATCTTGTTCCGTCCAAAAACTCATAGGATTTGAAACCGGTCTTTTGCTTTTAAAAGCATTGCAACCATTAGCAAGCCATGCTCGGTATCTTAGCTTTCCTTCGCTTGCCATTTGTGCCATAAACGGCTTTTTCCCAGTTTGCCTTTCATATTCCTTTGCCGGCTTTTTCTTCATGATTTTGCAACATTTATCCGAGATACTAAAATCAACGGATAACAATGGCTTGTATTTTTGGACGTCATACTTATTAGTTTTACCATTTTTACTAACATACACCCCGTCAAATTGCTGGTGTGCATATGATTTTGGATTGTTTCGGGCGTCGTAGACTTTTTGCGATATCTCTTTGCTTATCACAGGATAGCCGTAAGTTTTGATAACCTCATCAAATCGCATCGCAGGTTTTAATATCGTGACATTATCAAATGTCTTTACAAACCCCTGTATCTCCGGATACTCCAACCCAGTATTTACAAATACCGCCTCTACATCCGGATACATTTGACGAACCAGATGCAATAAAACCGTGCTGTCTTTGCCACCGCTAAACGACACATACACCTGACCGTCATACACGCTTTCTATATATTCATTTTCTTTTAATTCTGGCTCTCTGTTATCTCTTGTATCAAATGTTACAAAACGTGTTTTACCTGTTTTTGTGTTTACAATCTCAAACTTGCACCAGTTCTCATACCAAACCTTGATACGTTGCTTTGTCATTATGATTTTTGCATCCAACGGCAAAGACTGCATCTGTATCAAATCCGATTTCTGGTGCCGTTTAACATCATCGTTCATTTTGATTTCTCCGTTTCACTTCTCCGATTCCATGCGATTCTTGCTTTCGCATCATATTCCGCTCCAAAAAAGCAAACATCCGCACCGCACACGTTACAGATAAACATCTGTGTACCTCTCAAAGGTGCTGTCACCTGCTTTACGTTCTTATTGCCGCAGAACGGGCATGGCTTCAATCTTGATTTGGCTTTCATAGGCTTTCTTCCTTTCTCTTTCTTTCGCTTCTGCGGTTAAAACGTAACCGCAGCATTTAAAACCGCCGCAGCCAGCCAATAAACCGCCCGTCTGTGGTCTCTATGCCACAAACAAACCGCTGCTGCACCAACATCCATCAGAATCATGGCAATGGGTAGAATTTGCGTGGTATTGAGTTTGTTCATGTTCATAATCCGCCTTTCTGCGAAATGCACCAATCAGGGATGAAAAAGTGCTTTCGCTAAAATAATGGGCATATTCATAGAGTGAAGATTATTTTTCAAACTTTCCATCCTCCATTCTCGCACCGCACACAGGGCAATATAATAGCCTTTCCGATACGTGAAAAATATCACAAATAACACTGTTACAATTAGAGCATTTGGCAGCAGACAAATTGCATTCCCCTGCATGAAGTCTATAGACATTATCCATACACTCCCATTTTGCGGACGGTCTTGCATCTTTTGCATCAAATGTATCTATATCAATCAGCCGCTTTATTGCTGCAAGAGCCGTGTCAATTGCTGCAACATCATGGGCAAAATCATTGTCTTCTAAGCCAGCAAGAAATCCTTCAGAAATTTCTTCACGTTTCTCTCGTAAGTCTTCCAGCTGTCTGACTGCTTCCATCAATTTTTCGAGTGGTATAATCGGTGTATCATCATCGATTACGGATTTAGTCACGACCTCAGTTTTCTTCCCGTCCGCATCAATAGCGATTGCAGTTATATCATTATCAAGTGTAACCGTCGAAACAGTAAGGTTTATTTCTGTTTTCGAGCATTTGCATTCTGTACCCGTGAATGTCATTGATGCTACGCCAGCATACTTGTCATCAATCTCAACAATCAGCTTTTTCATTTCGATTTCTCCAGTTCCTTGTTCAGAATTTCCGCTACTTTTTCGGCGTTTTCGAGGGTGTCAAAATAAGCACCATTAACACGGCAATTGCAATCATACCAGCCATCAACAGCCCAGCGGCTACTACTGTGGTCATAATAAAGGCAATACGTCGCTTCTCCGCTCCCCCAATCCGGCTCGTAGTCCGGACAGAGCATATCATGCAGCTGCTCCAACCGTAACAGCAACCGCATTTTCTTTGTGACTTGTTCGGCACGTTCTTTCGTGCGGAAACAGTTGCCGAGTTGAATGTTATATTCGTCGATACTGTCCTCACAATAAGTATACGGAACAACGTCAGCAACGTCTTCAACTGCAAAGTATTCTTCTCCACGCTCCGGCTTCCACGGCTTCGGCTCTTCCTGCAAAGTAGGTTTCTCTTGTGGCATCGTTACCATTTTCTTCAAGTTCGCCACTTCATTTTTTAGGCTGTCGATTTCCATTTGCAACGACACAATTCGCTCACTCACAATGTTTCTAAATCCCATGGTTCTATATCCTCCGTTTCTACCTTAACAGATCACTTAGTATAGCGAATGGAGCTATCACTATTGTTAATGCAATCCACAGAATGCCCGTTATGATGTCTACAGCCTGCAATAGAGCATACAGAAACATAGTTCTAAGCAATCTGAATACAGACTTCTTCTTTTCTACGATACGCTCTCTGTGGTTCTTCCATATATGCAGGTTTCCTTTCAAATCAAACAAACAATCCGCTGCAAAGTGAAGAAAAATACCATGATTCACCTGTATTTTCTTCTTGCACAGTTTGCAGGTTTTGCAAGAATAAATTGGTTTCATTTTAACTCCTCCCGTGATTTTTACGCTTTTTACCTTTGTTATAGCCAAACCATGTTGACCAATAGCCTTGATGATATTTCCGATCCTGTACCGCCCAAATATAGATTGTCTTCAGCGGATTGTAATAGATTTTCCCGTTCCGCTTTCTTTCTTCAATCCTGTTTTGGTAAAATCTGTACGCATCTGCACCAAATTCCAAGATTACAGTGCGTTCGGTCAAATTCTCCGGAATTTCTACATACATTTTTATTTCATCTCTCCCAGTAGCTTCTTCACATCGTCCTCATGCCGCCATTTACATTGTCCGTCACAATCACAATCCCTGTCGCAGTAGTCACAGTATTCACGTGCTTCACAGTCTTCGTGTTTTAAACGTTTTTCATACGGATTATATCCCGCAAATCCCATAAAAAGCCCCTCTGCATCATCTGCTACTTTTTTCAGCATCTGTTTCAGCTTCTGGTTTTCTTCTTCCAGTTCCTTGTTTCGCTGTTCGACCAGTTTTCCCATTTTTCATTTCTCCTTTTCATTTATATCAAAAGTCCACGCTTCGCAGGCGTGTAAAACACCTTTTCTTTCGGATGGTTTGCTGTATACGGTTCTGACAATGTGTTCCCCTGTGCAGCTTAGTTTGCTTTCACACCAAGCAAACTAAGCTGCACATAGCACATGTAGACCGCTGTCCAGTCTAAATCCTGACAAACCACATCCAGTACCCTTTGATAATTGATTCCCTTTTCCTGCAATACCTGTGCTGCGGCGATGACCATTCCACCGCTGCCGCAGGTAGGCTCACCCAACGAAAGCTTCTTGTTTTCGTCTATGGTATCTGGCAACGTCAGTCTTGCAGTTACCAGACTGACACTGTACGACGTGAAAAACTGTCCGGAATTTTTATTTCCGCCGATGCTTTCCATATAGACTTCACCCAGCACATCACCAAGCCCTTTTTCATAGGTA